TACTTGATACAACGGAAAAATTCTGTCAAGAAAAAGCGATTTACAATGCCATCATGGATTCCATCCAAATCTTGGACGGGAAAGATACTAACAGGGGCAAAGGAAGCATTCCTACTCTTTTGTCTGATGCTCTGGGGGTTAGTTTCGATCCTCACATTGGTCATGACTTTTTGGATTGTTACGCTGATCGGTATGATTTCTATCATCGTATCGAGAAAAGAATCCCCTTCGATCTTGAATACTTCAACAAGATTACTAAAGGTGGATTGCCGCAAAAGACCCTTAACATTGCTCTTGCAGGTACTGGCGTCGGCAAGTCTCTTTTCATGTGTCATGTGGCTGCTTCTTGCCTGACACAGAACTATAATGTTCTTTATATCACGCTAGAAATGGCTGAAGAAAAGATTGCCGAAAGAATCGACGCGAATATGATGAATGTTTCTATGGATGATCTCATGAACATGCCGAAAGACATGTATGAGAAGCGCATGGGTAAACTCAAGGATAAGGTCAAGGGCAAATTAATCATTAAAGAATATCCTACTGCCTCTGCCAATCCTGCTCACTTCCGCGCATTGCTGAATGACTTGGCTTTGAAGAAGAACTTTAAGCCAGACATTATCTTCGTTGACTATCTAAATATCTGTGCGTCTGCACGAATTAAAGCGGGTGCGAATGTCAACAGTTATACTTACATCAAGGCTATCGCCGAAGAACTGCGCGGTCTTGCGGTAGAAAATAATGTTCCTATTGTTTCTGCCACTCAGACGACTCGATCTGGATTCAGCAACTCAGATCCTGGACTGGAAGATACTTCTGAATCGTTTGGTTTGCCAGCCACTGCTGACTTTATGTTTGCGTTGGTGAGCAATGAAGAACTTCAGCAACTAAATCAAATGCTTGTAAAGCAGTTGAAGAATCGATATAATGATCCGAACCTTCACAAGCGATTCACCATTGGAGTTGATAGAGCAAAGATGAAGTTGTATGATCTTGAGCAGAAAGCGCAAGATGCTGTATTGAAAGAAGCCGAATCAAAGCCAGTCTTTGATCGTGGTCGTAGCACTGATAAATTCAAGAATCTAAAAGTGTAATGAAACTTGAGAAGATAGAGAAGAAGGTGAATAAACTCATCCCGTCATGGGTGGGTGATAAGCATATTCCATCTATCATTCGAGAGTTGAATAAAACCTTTCATAAGTCGATAATCTATTTCACCTCAAATAGGTATGATGAAGAATATTTTGACCATCATTCAGTAATTGTTTCTGGTCAGTATTGCCCACGAATTCTTTCTACAATCCCAGAAAACATTTTAATCACTCTTTCTTTTCCCAAGAATAAAAAGAAAGTTTTAATTACAGAGAAAGAATCAGAGAATCTTGCACTCAAGATTATTCGAGCGATTCATCACGAGTATCGCCATAAGCATCAACAGCGTGGGCGAGGGTATGTTTATACAAAACAATACTCTCCTAAAAAGAAACAGAATCGTTTGAAGGTGATGTATTATGGAAACCCAGACGAAGTTGATGCTCATGCATACGAAACTCAGGCTGAGAAACTCGATATAAATAAGTTACGAAAGGCGCATAAGATTGGCTGGAGACAATCAGAAGCCATCTTTATGTATCGAATGCATTTTCGTAAGACCGATCCAAAAGTCTGGAAACGATTCCTTAAAAAGGTTTATAAGAATGGCAAAATTAAATGAAGGAGATGTAATTGAGGGCATATTCACAATTGCTCTTTCATTATATTTGGCATATAATAAAGTAGATAAAACTCAACTGAACAAGATTAGAACAAAAGTTGATACAAAGATGTTCTCAACTGGTCGTTTTAAATATACAGTGGCAGAAAACCTCAAAAGACAGAATAAGAAAAAGCCACCAGATTTCTTTAATGTTGCGTTTGAAATGAGATTAAAACCAGAATCTGTTTCTGGTGCATTCGATAAAGAATATGGTGTATTATATAAATCATCTAAAGATATTGGTAAAATTGATAAAAAAATTAATCAATTAATCGCTTCTGTTAATACTGCATCATTTGCGAGAAAAGTGGACAATGCTGTAATTTCCTTTTTAAATAATAATCATGGAGAGATTGTAACCTTCACTGTGATTGCAGATGGAATTGAGGGTGAATCGAGTGGTGGTGAGATTAAAGGTGATGTTAAATTAGACATCTATGCTCAAAGAAAGGGATCATCTAAGAGGATTTTATCAGAGTCGCTGCCATTCTCATTAAAGTCAGAGAGTGTAACTGTTGCGAATCTATCTCCATATAAGGGAATGCTAGACTTTGCAAGTGCAATGAGAATTAAGTGGGACGCGAAAGATAAATACGAAAGATTAAGTAAGCCATTCAATGGACCTACTGAACAAAAATCTAAATTTCAACTTATTACTGCAATGTATGGTGACCTAAAGAAACAAGTGATTAAGAAATCAAAAGACCCAAGTTTTTCTAAGACAGCATTCGCTTTCTTAAAGAAAAGTATCTTTGGTAAAGATTTGGCTCATGTTGTTGATGTGACTTCTGGTGGTGTCAAAGAAATTACACCAGAGTATTTTGAGAGACTTGAAAAGTCGACCAAACTTGGAGTTGAAGAGCGAGGAAACAATTTAGTATTCTTTGATAAAGAAACAAAGAGTCCAATCTTTCAGTTAAGAACTAAATTGAGACCTCCTCCTGCAAACGAAGCAAAATTTTATTTGGAAGTTGGTAAATCGATTTACGCGAAATGATGAGGCTTTATGACGACATTTGTGACTGGTGGTTTGGGATTTATTGGATCTAACTTTGTCCATGCTCACCTAAAAAAGCATCCTTCTGATACAGTTGTTATTATTGACAACTACTCTTACGCAGCAGATTCGAACAATATTCTTGGTCTTCATGAGGACTATCGTGTCATCGTGAAGCGTTGTGACATTCGCAATCTCCCTTTACTGGATCAAATTTATCACGATTATGAACCAGACATTACCTTTCATTTTGCGGCTGAGTCTCATGTTGATAATTCTATTGCTGGTGATGACATTTTCCTCAGCACCAATATTGATGGCACTCACAACATTCTAAAATGTATTCGTAAGTTTGGTGGCAAACTCGTACATATCTCTACCGATGAAGTCTATGGATCACTCTCTCATGACGATCCACCATTCACCGAAAAGACTCCATACGATCCTCGCAATCCGTATTCTGCATCAAAGGCAGCAAGCGATCATTTAGTTCGCGCATATGTGAATACACATAAGATTGATGCAGTTGTGACTAATTGCTCAAATAACTACGGTCCGCGACAGCACAAAGAAAAGTTTATCCCAACAGTAATTCGTCATATCAAGAACAATACACCAATTCCTGTTTATGGTACAGGTCAAAATGTTCGTGACTGGATCTTTGTCGATGATCATTGCGAGGCATTACTGTCGATTGGAGAAAATTTTAAGTCAGGTGAACGATACAATATTGGTGGCGGTCATGAAATGAGCAACCTTGAGATGGTAACACTCATTCTTGATCTAATGGGTAAGCCAGTGAATATGTATCAGAACTGGATTAATTTTGTTACAGACCGCAAAGGTCATGATTTTAGATATGCTATGGATTCATCAAAAATCTATAAGGAACTTGGTTGGTCTGCAAAGACAAAGATCAATGAAGGTCTTATAAAAACATTGGAGTGGTACAATGCGTAAAGGTATTATTCTATCAGGTGGAATGGGAACCAGACTATACCCATGCACTGAAGTTACATCAAAGCAATTATTGCCAGTTTATGACAAGCCTCTTGTCTATTATCCATTGTCTACATTAATGATGGCTGGTATTCGCGACATTATGATTGTGAATTCCCCAAACGATGCCGCAGCATTTAAACGACTCTGTGGCGATGGTTCTCAATGGGGAATTAGCATTTCGTATTCAATTCAAAACGAACCAAAGGGAATTGCTGAGTGTTTTCGCATCTGCGAAAAGTGGATTGGAAAAGATGATGTTACACTGATTCTTGGCGATAATATTTTCTATGGTAATGAGTTGATCAATCGTTTCAATTCTGCTACTTGGAATAATGTTGGATGTACATTGTTTGCTTATCATGTCAGCGATCCAGAAAGATTTGGTGTTGTTGAACTAGATGATAGAGGTGATCTCAAGGCAATCTTAGAAAAGCCAAAGTATCCGCCAAGCAATTATGCAGTCACTGGGCTTTACTTTTACGACAATAAAGTAGTAGACTATGCATGGCAGATACAACCTTCTGCTCGTGGTGAGTTGGAGATTACAGACATTAATAATCTTTATCTCAAGAATCACGATGTAAAGGTTGAATATCTCAATCGTGGTATTGCATGGATTGATACAGGAACTTTCGAGTCGCTCTCAGAAGCATCTGTGTTTGTGGGTTCTGTTCAAAGAAGAACTGGAATGATGATTGCGTGTCCTGAAGAAATTGCATTTAAGAATGCATGGATTACTGAGAATCACGTTCGCGCTTCGGCAGAGAAATATTCTAAATCTGACTATGGAAAGTATTTGAGTAAAATACTACAACAGCATGAATATATTAGTAATCGGTAGAGGTTGGGTTGGTCGAAAGATGTTCGACCAACT